GCCCGAAGAAAGCGCTCTCCCTGTATTTCGAGAACCAGGCCGCGCTGCGGCGCGAAGGCCGCCTGACTTAGGAGGACGACATGGCGCAAACAGGATCCCCGAGCACCCCGGCGTCGCGCACAGCAGCGCCGCCGGCGTCACGCCCGCCCGCGCCGCCCGCCGCGCGGCCGCCCCTGCGCGAGGCTTCGACAAGCGCTCAGCCTTCGACAAGCGCTCAGCCTTCGAGGAGCGCTCAGCCACAACGCCCGGCGCAGCGCGATCTGTCCTTCCTGCGCGAGGACGACGACGCCGGTGGCCCGTTCCAGATCGATCGCAGCGCCATGCCCGACGGCATGAGCTATGAATGGAGCCGCGTCACCTATGCCGGCAAGGAAGACGTTCGCCAGCAGGCGCGGCGCCAGCGCCATCAATGGACGCCGGTGCCGAAGAAGCGCCATCCCGAGATCGTCGGACGCGAGGCCGCGGCGCGCGACCCCGAAGGCGCCATCATCGTCGACGGCCTGATGCTGATGGAGCGGCCGTCCTTCATCACCGACGAGGCCGACGACATCCGCACGGTCAAGGCGCGCGACCGCGTGCGCAACCAAGTGAAGAGCCTGAAGCTTACGCCCGAAGGCCAGCTCCCGCGCGTCCGCGCCCAGGCAAAGAAGAAATACAACATCCAGGTGGCGGAGCCGGACGAGACGGCGGCCGGCGCGGCGGGCGCGGAGGAGGAGTGACGGCGGCTATTCCCATCGCCGTGACAGTCGTCGATCGGAGTGCAGAGGAAGCATAGAGCACTGAGGCACGGAGGAAGGGAGCTATTGCTCCGGCCTGTGCCTCCAGGCGGCGCTATGTCGACGATGCGCGGGAGTGCGGGATGGACGACCTTTCCGACGGCACCCACGTCTCTTCGGACGCACTGGACGGGCAGGCCGCGACGCCGCCCTTCGCGTCCTGGCCATCGATCGTCGACCCCCAACGGCTGGTGCCGATATGGCACCCCGATTTTTGGACGCCAACTCCAGAGACCCCTTCGGCTGGGTTCGCTGACGCGGGCAGCGACTTCCCGTCACTGCCAAAGCCAATATCAGCGCCGATCCCGACGGTGACTAATGCCTCACAATTCGCGGACGCGCCCGCTGCGCCACCGGTAAATGCATCACCAACGGGCGGTGCAGCTTCCGCTGCCGCGACGTTGCGCGAACCGACCTTTCCCGACCAGCTGCGCCAGGCTGTCGAGCCCGAGCCTGGTTTCGACTACGGCATCCTCTGGCCGGTCAAATACGACAAGGCGACCGACAAGCCGAGCTTCGGCACGCCGGAGATCGCACGGAGCATGGCGCGCGGGTTCGCCAGTCTGCTCGACCGGATGACGGGCAATGCGCCCGACTTCAACGCGGTGCCGATCTCGCCGGACGAGGTCGGTGTCGTCATGGCGCTTGCCGGCGCCGGCGGCGTCAAGATCGGCGGTGCTGCGGCCGATGAAACGTTGCCGTCGATCCTCGATCGGCCGGGGACCGGGAACGACGCAGCTGGCGGAATCTTTGGCGCACGCGGGCAGACAAGTGGGCGTCCGTTCGATCCGGCAAACGCCGGCGGGCCTGTCGAGCGGCTCAGCACCGATGGAGTGAAGATCACCGACGACGGCATCGATCTCGTGGAGCAACATCTGTCTCGATTTGAACGTCATGATGCCAACGAATTCATGGTGTCACGCTTGCGACAAATTGCGAACGGTGAGTTGGAGGCGACGCCATACGACTTCAATTTCTACACACATGAGATCAGGGAGCTCCAACGATACTCCAATCTGGGATGGCCCCGTGGACAACCAGCGGACCTTGACGTAAGACATGAGCTCTGGAACAACGCCCATACGGCGACATTGGAAGACTATGGCCTCAAAGATGGGCAGCTCTATCATCCGGACGCGCCGAAATGAACGAGACAACGAAACGTCAGATGCTCGAAGTCCTGGCAGACGATCGCCGCAAATGGAATTGGTATAGTTTGGACATAGCGCTTGCGATAAAGGGCATCGTCGGCATCGGCAATATCGCGCGGTTGGCCTCTGAGCTAGCGGCCGAGGGCCTGATCGTGGAACGCCCGTCCGAGACTCACCCCAAGGGAACGTATGTCATTACGGAAAAGGGGCGGGACTTTCTCTTGAGGAAGGCGGATTGAGCGCTCGCCCTGACCGGCGCCGTGCCGGCGGCGCGCCACCCGGCCGGAAGCGCCGGTCGCGGGCACGACACCTTGAGGTTAAATTCGAGCGCGGGTACGCTCTCGGCTGGAGATGCACCCATGTCTGATCATGAGCCGCTTTTCGGCGAAAAGGGGAAGCTTGTCGACCGAGGCCCGCGCGTTCTGGACGATGGCGGCATCGGACGTCTGGTCGAGTACGTCGATGAGAGTGGCCGCAGGCGGATGTGCTTCCAAAGATGGGGTGGACCGGTCCGTGGGTGGCGGACTTGGCCAAAGGCAGGCCTTGGCGTGTTGGACGACTCGCGCGGCGCTAGAGCTGAAGATCTGCGCAAATGGCATCTGACCGACAAAGACATTGTCCCGCCAAACACGGTTTCCGGCTCCCTGCCGCCAGACGAGGAGCTGCGCCAGCATCGCATGACTGACGAAGAGATCGCCGAGGCACGCAAGCTCTACGGCCCAACGGCATCAAAGTGAAATCTCGGGCGTTCAAGGGTTGACCCGCTCGGCCCCCTCGCCGGAGGCCCTGGCCTTCTTGCGGGTGGAATAACTCTACCCGTTGCCGCGGCTCGCACTGGCCGTCGTTGATCTTCCGAGACGACGTCACGAGACGCATGCCGGGTCGCGGCATAACGACCCTCTTTGAATGGGGAGGGCGGCAGGGTAGAAGAGATAGACTCCTCTTATTGCGATCGGCGCCGACCACTCTGTGTCACCGTCCCGCCTGCCGGGCGCGCGGAAGACCGGGGGCGGCGCTTGCGAAGCCACCGGCGGCGCATGGTGCGCATGGCCGCCATCACCAAACCAAACTCAACCCAACCCACGCGACCGCGGCGCGCGCGGACGCGACCAACCGTAACGGAGCTTATCCATGGCCAATCCCACAGGCGGGTATGGCTGCCGGCCCGTGCGGCGTCGTGATGGCGCCGCATGGACGGGGGCCTTGACCGCCGTCAACCTCGCTTTCAACAACGCGAACATCATCGCCAAAGGCGATCCCGTCATCACGCTGGCGACGGGCTTCATCGACAAATGGAGCGCGGGCGTGATCCGCGGCGTCTTCTGGGGCTGCGAGTATCTCGATCCCGTCAACAACTACGTCAACTGGTTCAACGCCTGGAAGGCGCCGACGCTGGCCAGCGGGACGCTGGTGACCGCCTATATCATCGACGACCCCGATCTCATCTTCGAGATCCGCGCCGGCATCGGCCTCAACGTCGCGCAAGGCAGCGTCTGGAACAACGCGGCCTTCCAAGGCGTCGGCGCGCCCAATGCCGCGGGCATGAGCACGGCGACGCTCACCGGCATCGCCACGACCAACACGCTGCCGCTGCGTATCACCGGCCTGTCGCAGAAGATCGGCAACGACAACACCAGCACCTCGAACGTGGTTGAAGTCTGCTTCAACAACTTCGAGCTGCGTCCGGGCCAGACCGGCATCTAACCCTCGATCTGAGCAGGAGAGAATCCCATGACCATCAATCTCGCCCAGATCAAGCAGGAGCTTTTCCCCGGGCTCCGCGGGATCGAGGGCAAATACGACATGATCCCGGCGCAGTGGAAGAAGTATTACGAGACCGGGAATTCCGAGATGGCGATCGAGCGCACCTCGGAGATGGCGTTCGTCGGCCTTGCCGTCATCAAGTCGGAAGGCGCGCCCACCAGCTTCGACAACGCGGCCGGCGACCGCTTCGTCTACAACCAGGAGCATGTCGAGATCGGGTTGGGCTATGCCATCACCCGCAAAGCGATCGCCGACAACCTCTACAAATCGCAATTCCAGCCGTCGAATCTGGGACTGATGGAGTCGTTCGAGCAGACCAAGGAGATCCTTGCCGCCAACGTCTTGAACACGGCCGGGACCTTCAATTCGGCGATCGGCGGCGACGGCGTGTCGCTGGTCAATACGGCGCATCCCGTCGACAACGGCAGCTATGCCAACCGTCCGACCACCGACCTCGATCTCAACGAAGCGGCGCTCGAGGCGGCGAACATCCAGATCCGCACCGGCTTCGTCGACCAGCGCGGCCTCAAGATCTTCGCCCGCGCCCGCAAAGTGCTGGTGCCCGCGCAGCTCGAATATGTGATGGCGCGGCTCTGGCACACCGAGCTCCGTCCCGGCACCACCAACAACGATGCCCATGCCATCCATGCGACGGGCTCGTTCAGCGAGGGCTATGAGGTGCTCGACTTCCTCACATCGCCCTTTGCCTGGTTTGTCCTGACGAACAAGAAGGGGCTGCTGTATCTGCAGCGCGAGGCGTTCGAGACGGACATGCAGATCGACTGGTACACCGACAATCTGCTGTGCAAGGGATATGAGCGCTATAGCTTTGGCTATTACAACGCGCGCTGCGTCTGGGGCACGCTGCCCACGAGCTGATGGCAAGTTCTCGGTTGTCGGTTCTCAGTCGTCAGTACTGGGAACTGACGACTGATCACGGACCACTTCTTCAAGGAACCGCACATGGCATTGGAAGCAACCCAAGGCCCCGAGCTCGTTTGGGGCCAGAACCCTGCCGCCGCGCCGGGTCAAGCGCCGCCCGACTACAATCCCGATCGCGCGCCGTCGGGCGGCGATCTCGGCTGGGGCGTGATCGATCCGCGTTACGGCTACAAGATCGGCGGATATTTCAATCCGTCGGCGCTCCTCGGCGGCGCGCAGCCGAACCCGATCGCCATCCTTTTCCTCTCGGCGTCGGAGCAGGTGTGCGTCGACCAGGCGCCGTCGACGATCGCCACGGCCAATATCGCGCCGGCCGCCAATGTCACCAGCGGTACGCCGATGACGCTGGTGTCGAGCTCGGGCGCCGGCATCACGGTGACGACGTCGCCGCTCATCATCCCCCAGACCGGGCTGGTGGTGCCGAGCGGGGTGCTGGCCATCGATCTCATCCCGGGCCTCGTCAGCTTTGGCCAGAACGGCAGCATATCGGTGGTGGATCCCACGCGGAACATCGCCCGCGCTGTCTCGATCACGGGCTCGACCTCGGCGACCGGCGGCGCCTTCCTGGTCGCGGGCTTCGATCTCTATGGCCAGCCGCAGTCCGAGCAGATCACCGCCGGAGCCGGCGCGGTCACCACCAACGGCCGGAAGGGATGGAAATTCATCAGCGCGGTGACGCCGCAATTCACCGACGCGCATAACTATTCGGTCGGGACGACCGACATCTACGAGTTTCCGCTCCGGGTGATCGAGTTTCCGTCGGCGACGGTGGGGTGGAACGGCGCCATCGTCGCGGCTTCGACCGGCTTCACCGCGGCGGACACGACGACGCCTGCGACCTCGACCACGGGCAGCATGCGCGGGACTTACGCGGTCCAGGGCGCGTCATCGAACGGCACCATCGTGCTGCAGATGTATGTCTCGCCGCGCGTCGCCGATCTGGCGGCGGTGACCCCGACGAATGTCGCGTCGCTCTTCGGCGTGACGCCGGCCTGATCCGCCCATGGGAAAACTTGTCGTCCTCACCAAGACGCTGGTCGCCGGCAACGCCGCAGCGATCGCAGCGTCGCAGTCGCCGGGCGCCGGCGCGATCGCGATCAACGGTTCGAGCGCGTCCGGCGGCGTGGCGACGCTCGACACGCAACGCCGGGTGCTCCTGACCTCGGGCGGCAATGATTCCGGTATCCAATTCACGGTGTTCGGCACGAACCAGGCCGGCGGCGCCATCCAGGAGACGGTGACGGGCGGAAATGCCACGGCTGTCCAGACCAATCAGGATTTCCTCACCGTCGGCGCCATCACGCACACCGGCTCGGTGGCAAGCACGTTCTCGGCCGGGACGACGGCGGGGACGGGGCAAACCCAGGTCGCGGGATCGACGCCCTGGCAATTGGTCGATCCCTATGTCACGCCCACCGATCTCGCGGTGGCCCTCCTTCCCGGCGCCGGGCAGACCGTGAATCTCGAATACACCTACGACGATTTCCTCAATTTGGCGGCGGGCACCTTCCCGACCGTCTGGTCCAACGCGCCTGGCCAACTCCCGACCGGTCTCAAAGGCGCGACCGGAAATATCGACACCGCGATCAACTGGCCGATCCGCGGCTACCGCCTCACCGTCGTCATCAGTGCCGGCGTGGCGGCGACGCTCCAGGCGATCCAAGCCGGAACGAAGCAGTAGCCGCAGCGGCAACACGTCGGGGCACTCAAGAATGCCAGCAGCGATGGCGCCTTCAATTTCACCTTCCGCGGCCTGGGGCTCACGATCACGGCCGGCGTCACCGCGGCCATCATGACGGCGATCCAGGCCGGCATCAGACAGCAAGGAGCACAGCGATGAGCAACACGCGGGACAAGCAGAAAGCGAAGGGCGACAAGGTCGAGCAGCAATTCTACGACGCGGAGGACTCGGCCGCCCATGACGAGGCCGAGCAGAAGGACGAGAGCTTCAAGCGCGGCGGCACCATCCGCAAGCCCAAGGCCAAGCGCAAGCGGGGCGGGGCGGCGCGGCGCGGGCTCAGAGCGAATGGGCAGCGGGCGCGTCCGCGTGCCGACAAGCCGCGGCGGGCGCGGGGCGGCGAGGCGCGCCATTCGCCGCTCACCAAAGCCGCCGATACGGAGGGTCGGCCCGGCGGCGACTACGACGGAAAGCCGACCACGCGCGAGGACGATTAGCGCGCCGCCCATGTGGTTGGGAGTCATGCCTCATGTCGTCGCCAGCCGCTGCGCATGTCGCAGTCAATGCTCTGGGCATGACGCCCACGAGCTACGGCCATCTTATCATGCTGGCAGCCCGATATGCGCGGCTGCGGCTCGACGGACATGCCATCATCAATCGGCAGACCGGCCTCCGGATCGCGCTCAGCTGGGAGCGCGGCCTCCAGAAAGCGGTGGCGCCGGGCGTGCCTCCGGCCGTGCTGCTGGCGGTGCCGGCAATCCCGGCCTTGCTCGCCAAAAGTCGGTACCTGGGCGTCCTTCCGCCGCAGTCAGTACATCCGCCCCATGTGCTGCGCTATCACGCCTTCGGCACTTCGGCCGTCATCGACGGCCGCTGCGTTGATATCGTCCTGGTCGTATACGAGAACCGGCAAGGCCGGTTCTTTCTCGATCGACTGGTCGAACGAAGGGCGCTGCCACGCCGGGAAGACGGTGGCGCCAGTCCGGACGCACTAACCGATGCCGGACAGAATGGATCAGCTTTGGATTCGTCGGACGACAGTGGGAGTGCACAGCAGCAGTTCTCCAACGGTAACCCCGGTCGTTTGACGCCCGCCGATGGCGGTAGTGGAGTTGCAAATGCGCGCCCGAGTTCTTCCGTCCAAAGCACGGCGAGCAATGGATCACAATCGCTTACCGGCGGAGTGCCAGTCGTCTTGCCAAATGGCGAAAAAGTGCATGTCGACGGCGGGACAGGCTATTTGATGTCGCCTGCCGCGGATCTCGGTCCGGTAGCAGCGGCCGGGCGGAGCCTGGGCAGCACATATCGAGCCATGCTAAATGATCCTGAAAGCGCGGCTGGCGCCAACCCCTATCTCTATCTAAGCCTTGGCCTCAACGTGGGCCAGGGAGGGACTTTCGACTACCAAAGGCAGGGAAATCATATTACGGGATTCACACAATTTCCGCAGTACAGGGACGTCTCGAATTTCAATGTCGGCCTGTTCAGCCAGCAAGCTGGATTGTCACTTGGCGACACACTCGGAACCGCCGGATCCTTTGCCAGGCTTTTCTCGAGCAACGCCCGACCAGACCAGCCCTATCATCTCGATCCTAGGACTGCGGGGTTGATACGGGCCGGCTATAATGCGGGGGCAAGCGGCGCATTTGGTGCGGCGCCGGCGCCGTAATCGGGAGTGCGCGATGGATGATGAGGGGCTGCGGCCAGACGGAAGCGGGAAGCGCTTGACCTCTCCGATCGGGCGCCTAGCGCGGTGGACGCGCGGCGTCGCGCTTTGGTTCATGCTGGCCCTGCCATTCTCGCCGTCGGTGTGGGCGGTATCCCAGTTTGGAACTCGTTGCCTTACTCCCGAGCTTGGATCGGAAAGCGCCGGCGATTGCTTGACGCATATGGTGTTGCTCGCGCCGTTCTATGTGCTCTTTGGTCCGATCGCGCACGAGGAAGAAGAGTCGCCGAACCCATGGCCCGGCGTTCTCCTTACGGCGCTGATCCTTGCGATTCTATTTCAGTGGATCAGTATCCACATGACAAGGCGGAAGCCGCACTACGAGTCAGACTAAGAGGTTCGCAGCCTCTTCGAGGTAGTGCTGCTGAGCGTCAGAGAGCATGGTCTCGGAGACGACCAACCGTGCGGCGGCTCGATGGTCGCCGCTTCGAGGTCGAGTGGAATCGGAAAGCCGAGGTATCTTGCTCCAGCGCGTCGGCTATCGGGATCTCGCGATCACCTACCGACAGTAACACGTTCGGCCATCCGTCACGCCTTCCTGCGCGCGAACCGCGCTCTCGCTCGGCGGCTGCGGGAGAGCGGCGGCAGGAAGCAGGAACTGACGACGTCGGCTGCTCAGCAAGGGAATCGCGATGACGACCAGCGGAACGACGGCGTTTGCGCTTTCGGGCGCCGACCTCGTCCTCGAGGCGTTCGATCGCCTACAGATCCGGCCCTCGGAAATCACCGCCGACCACATGGTCTCGGCGCGCCGCTCGATGAACCTGGTCCAGGTGCGCTGGGCCAATCGCGGCACGAATCTGTGGAAGGTCGATCCGGCCGGCACGCCGCAGTCGATACCGCTGGTCCAGGGCACGGCAACCTACAACCTGCCGTCGGCGACCATCATGGTGCTCGATGTCTACCGGCGGTTCACGCAAGCCGGGCAGGACCCCATCGACACCATCATGACGCCGATCTCGCGATCGGACTATGCGGCGCTGCCGGATAAGGTCGTGCAGGCGCCGCCGACGATCTATTACTTCGATCGCCAGGAGACGACGCCGACGATCACTTTCTGGCAGGTGCCAGATTCCGCGGCGAGCAGCTACACGGTGAATCTCTATACGGTGCAGCAGATTGAGGACGCGGCTGCGCTCGCCTCGCAAACGCCCGACGTTCCTTACCGTTTCCTGGAGGCGCTCTGCGCGGACCTCGCGCTGCACCTCGCGAAGAAGTACCCGCCGAAGCCCGACAGCGGCATCACGATCGCCGACCTCCGCGCCGACGCGGCCGATGCCTGGCACGAGGCGGCGAGCGAGGACCGCGAGCGCGTGCCCATGTACCTCGTGCCCGATCTCAGCGGCTATTTCCGCTAGGAGGCGTTCATGCGTAGCCACGGCCGCGCCCGCGTCGATCCGCAGAACCCGGAGGCCTTTGCCGTCTGCGACCGCTGCGGTTTCCGCCGCAACCATGTCGATCTCGCATGGCAATACCAGTATCGCGGCAACGCGCTCACCAATATCCGCGTGCTCGTCTGCGCCGACAAATGCCTCGACGTCCCGCATGAGTTCGCGCGGCCGATCATCCTCCCACCCGATCCGCTACCGATCATGGATCCGCGGCCAGAGCTCGCGCAGCAGACGGCGCCGCCGAATCAATACGTGCAGACCACCTTCGGCGCCGGACGCCTGCCGACGCCGCCCACCGGCCTCCCTCAGTTCGCGGATGACGTCGATCTCGCGACCGAGGGCGAATCGTTCATCGTCACCGAGGGCGGGAAAGGGATACGCGCGTCGTGAAACGAATCGTTCTCCAGCTCGCCCTTCTCGTCTCGGCGGTCGGCTCCGCTTTCGGGCAAGGCTCGACCACCATCGACAATCTTCAGCCGACGCCGCTGCCGATGACCGGCGCGGAAGAGGCGCCGGTCTGGCAGTCGACGGGTCCGACCAATACCCGTAAGGCGACGGTCGCCAACATCCTCGCGACCGCCAACCCGGCTGCGAAGGTCACGGGCGGCACGATCGACAACACGACGATCGGCGGCACGACGCCGGCGGCGGGGACGTTCACCACCGATATCGTGACCGGCGCGACGATCCCGGGTAGCGGCGCGGGGCTCTACCTACCGGCGACGAACGCTCTCGGCTTTTTCGGCGCCGGTGCCGAGGATGCGCATTGGGACAGCTCCGGCCACCTCATCATCGGCTGCGCCGCTTGCACCAACACCGCACAGGATTTCGTCGACGTCCGCAACAGCGTGTCGGGCGGCGCTTCCGAGATCCGCGTCTTCAACTCGAATACGGCGACAGGGACACAGGCGCGCTTTCAAGCCTCGACAGGCTCGGCCAATGCTTTCTCGATCTGGTCGGTGACGGATGGTGCAACGCCGACCGCCACGTGGTCGATTGGTAGCGGCATCACCGGCGGCATAACGATAAACCCAAGTGCCGCTGCGAACGTTGTTATTAGTGTACCGCCGACCGGACATTTCGGCGTTACCGCTGGCGGAAATGGTTCGATATTTTTCGTCAACGGATTCAACGGATCTGTTGCGAACCAAGTCACGGTCAATGCCAATCCGACTGGCACCG